GTATACAGAGAAAAAACTTCCTTCTTAGGGTTTAAACTAGCCAGCGTAGAAGAAACTACAGAAAGCAGAAATATTAAACAATGAGTCGCAGATTTGCCCAAGGTAAGTATACAGTTGTAAACCCAGAGAAGTATGTAGGCAATCGTCAACCTACATACAGAAGTAGTTGGGAGTGGCAGTTTATGCGATTCTGCGATAACAATCCTAACATTATAAAATGGGCTAGTGAAGCAGTAAGTATACCTTACAAAGATCCGTTTACTGGTCGACAGACAATTTATGTACCAGATTTTTTTATACAGTATGCAGATAAAAACAATAAAATCCAAGTCGAGTTAATTGAAGTCAAACCGCAGAATCAAACACTACAAGAAAAAGTTGGCAAGAATCGCAACAACCAACTGCAGTATGCAAAGAATCAAGTAAAGTGGCGAGCAGCATACGCATGGTGCGCACGACAAGGTATTAAATTTAGAATACTTACCGAACAAGACTTATTCCATAATGGCAGAGTAGGATAAGTAATATTATGAAAAAACTTGAAGAAATTCTAAACTTGCCCGAAAGCAAAAAAACTATTAAAAAAGCTGAGAAAGAACAATCTGTAGAAGCTGTGCAACCACTGCTTAGAGACATGTCAGAGTTTGACAAAATTGCAGCGGCCTTACCACAGGTTAAAGGGCTAGGCGATATCAGCGATACTGAGTTTGATGCACTGGCTCAACGTGCTACAGATGCATTTGATGACCTAATGGATCTAGGAATGAATGTAGAAGCAAGATATTCCGGAAGAGTTTTTGAGGTAGCAGGGTCAATGCTTAAAAATGCAATTGATGCAAAAGCAGCAAAAATTGATAAAAAACTAAAGATGATCGAACTGCAGATCAAGAAACAAAAACTTGATCAAGACGCAAATCAAGATGATCAAGGTATAGATGTTTCAGGCACGGGCGTTATTGTTACGGATCGTAACAGCCTTATCGAAAAACTTAAAAATATGAATAAATAATAGACTAGGACTGCGAGCATGAAATCATTTGTAGAATATCTATCAGAAAGCCAGGAAGCAAAAAAGTATGCTTTCAAAATTAAAATAGCAGGAGATCTTCCAGAAAACTGTGAAGATGTAATGGAAACTGCTCTTAAAAAATACGAAGTAGCTAAGTTTGCAAAAACTAAAACTACCCCTATTCAAAGTAAACTTCCAGATTTTCCACAAATGGAAAATGCTGCCGTGACAGTGTTTGATGTTGAGCTTACATATCCAACAACCAGTACTGTATTACACAATTACCTAATTCAAGAAACAGGTGTTGATTCTTGCTGTATCAAAGTGCGTAGTCCTTTAGAAGAAGCAGAAGCAGAATTAAATGCTGAAAATCAAGAGATGGAAAAAGGCAAAGCTCTTTTAACACAAGATTACCAAAAAGAAAATAATCAAAATACAGTAGGCGACAAAGGTGTTAGTAATTTCTTAAAAGAATTATCTAAGGCTCGTAAAGATACAGAACCTACACAGTATAAAGGCGTGAATGATGCTATTCTAGCAAAGAAAGCTCCTAAAGAAAAATCACAAGAACAAGCTAAACCTGTTGCTGGCAAAAGTCCAATTGGTTCTGCTAAAGGAAAATAATTATGAACTTTAACGAACTATTCCAGAAAATGAGAGAGCTGGATCAACCAGTAACTGAAGAACCAAATGAAGGTAATGCCTTCAGTGGCGCACTTGATGCTGCCAAAGATGCCGGCAAAGATGAATTTGAAGTTGACGGCAAAACTTTTCAAGTGAAAGAAGATGATGTCGAGGAGTGCGGAATGGGCCCAATGCCTAGCATGAATCAAGAACAACAAGATACCGTTACTATGAATTTAAGCATGAATGGATCTGGGTCAGGTGGCATTCGCGATCTATTAGATATATTAAAAAACATCGACGGTGAAGATGGTGGTGAAGAACAGTTAGGTAAACTAATGGGCAAAATGGACAAAGAACCTATTATTGGTGACACAGACATGCCAATGGATGAGTATGCAAATAGTCCAGATGAGGCACACGGTACTGTAGGTGATGTAACTCCCACAGGTAACGATCTGCACAGCAAAGGTGCAGAAGCTGAAAAAGTTAACGGTGGCGGAAACCCATTTGGTGTCGACGAAGATCTAGTTAATCGTTTAGCAAGCATGTACGAGTCTATTAAATCAAGAGACAACGTTAATGAGACATTAAATGAATTTGATGTTAAATTAATGCAACCTAGTAATGCAAACACTAATCGTATGTTTGGTGCTCACATTGCCGGAACTCCTGAAGTAAAGGCAATTGTTGCACAAATGAAACCTGAGGATTACGTAGAAACTAATAAATTTAAACAACAGTACCCAAGTGCAGACACTTACTTAGAAAAAAATAAATGGCGTGATGTTGTAATGGGTCGACAGAATCAGGATATGTATAATTTTGTGCAGCGTTATAATAGAGATAACAATAATTTGTCAATTGCTCAGTGGTTAGAAAAGGCAAAGAATTCTATTAAAGGTGCAGTTACTGGACAACCAGCAGAACCAGTAAGTTACAACGCGGCACGATTTGATCCAAATGCCCGCGGATACGGCCAGGATGTTACCAAACCTGAAAAAGCATTTCCAATGAAAGAATCAAATGAAATTGTTAAGTTAAGCAAGATGCTCAACGGCTAATCAGATTTAATCTTACTCAAAGCGACCCATAGGGTCGCTTTTTTATTGTAAATAGTACTATGGCAAGTAAATCATTAGATGGCGTTTTAACCAAGAAAGCGCATACACGAGAAACCTTCACTGAGCGACACATTGAAGATTTAGTCGCATGTTCTGATCCTAGTAACGGGTATCATTATTTTTGCAGTAACTATTTTTACATCCAGCATCCTGTTAGAGGTAAGATGTTGTTTGAACCTTTTGAATATCAAACACGATTATTAGATGCATATCATAATCACAGATTTAATGTAAACATGTTACCGCGTCAGATGGGTAAAACTACCTGTGCGGCAGGATACCTATTATGGTTTGCCATGTTCCATCCAGACCAAACAATTTTAATTTCGGCGCACAAATTTACTGGCTCGCAAGAAATTATGCAACGTATAAGATACGCTTATGAGTTGTGTCCTGATCATATACGCTCAGGAGTTGTAAACTATAACAAAGGGAGTATTGAATTTGATAATGGATCACGTATTGTCTCTACAACTACTACTGGCAACACAGGTCGTGGTATGTCTATTTCCCTACTATACTGTGACGAGTTTGCCTTCGTACCTCCAAATATCGCCGATGAGTTTTGGACTTCAATTTCCCCGACACTAGCAACTGGTGGACGAGCAATTCTAACATCAACGCCCAACAGTGACGAAGACACATTTGCTATTATATGGAAAGAAGCTAACAAGAAGTTTGATGAGTTTGGCAACGAACAACTAATTGGTGTAAATGGGTTCTTTCCCTTTACATGCTCATGGAGTGAGCACCCTGATCGTGACGATGCGTGGGCAACAACAGAACGTGGACGCATCGGCGAAGAACGATTCCGTCGAGAATATAATTGTGAGTTCTTAGTATATGATGAAACATTGATCAACAGTATTCATCTTGCAGGCATGGAAGGCCGACAGCCCATTATGAACATGGGGCAAACACGCTGGTACAAAGAAGTTAGTAAAGATCATATTTACGCAGTTGCGCTTGACCCAGCTTTAGGAACAGGTGGTAACTCGGCAGGTATTCAAGTGTTTGAATTACCTAGTTTTATACAAGTTGCAGAATGGCACCATAATCTAACACCTATACAGGGGCAGATTAGAATACTTAAAGAAATTTTAAAATATCTACAAGAATGTTTAGGGGATGACAATGTTAATAATATCTACTGGAGCCTTGAAAATAACACAGTAGGTGAAGCAGGCCTAGTCTGTATTAAAGACATTGGGGAAGAAAACTTTCCGGGATTGTTTGTTAGCGAGCCTATACGTAAAGGTCATGTACGCAAATTCCGTAAGGGATTTAATACAACACATAAGACTAAAATATCAGCTGCTGCTAGATTAAAATACCTAATAGAATCAAACAAAATGAAAATCAACAGCAAACCGTTGATTTCAGAACTCAAAGCATTTATAGCTACGGGTGTAAGTTTTAAAGCAAAAAGCGGAGAAGAGGATGACCTAGTTAGTGCATTACTGTTGATTATACGTATGAGTCAAGTTCTAGCAGACTGGGATTCTAGAGTGTTTGACAGTTTTAGCAGTAGTGATGCTAGTGATAATGACGAGTTTGAACTTCCTATGCCCATATTTGTTTCCTCAACTATTGCATAAATACCAATATGAATAAAAATCTTGACTTAATTGCCAAAGAACTATTTTCGAAACTGCGAACACAGTTTCCTAAAATTAGACTCGGTGATGCAAACAGTGAACGCACTGACAGACCTAAAGACGCACGTTTTTTTGAATTTGATTTTATAAAAAACGGAAAAAATTTAGGCACTATCAGTATCAGCATTGACGATAATACTAACGCAGATCCAGAAGGTGAAGAAAACGACGGCCTGGTAGTTATGTATAGCAACGATATTGTTGAAGGCCAACCTGACGGTGTTAAGCATCGTTGGTTTAGATTTTTAGAAAGTCTAAGTGATTTTGCAAGCTCACATATGATGGACTTTAATGTAAGAGATATTGCAAAAAGTAATTTAGACAAGAGAGATTATAAAATGTTAGCTAATAATAGCAGTGGAGAAGGCACAATGACTGAGAGTAAATTATGGGGAACCTCAAGAACCAGTTTCCAAGAAATGGGCGAGGCCAAACTAATTGTAAGACATTCTAAACCTGTAAACTATGATTTACCAGCAGGTCGTACTATGCACATCGAAAGCATTTTTGTTGAGAATGCAGACGGCGAGCGTTTTAAATATCCTTACAAGCATCTCAACGGTGCCCGTGCATTAGCTACACACGTGGCACATGGCGGCACTAGTTATGATAACATAGGACAACACATTATCGGCCTAAGTGAAGAATTAAACAAACTACGCATGTTCAAAGGCTATGTAAACCGTAATCCTATTGTTAGCGAAGCAATGGGCACTATTAATGAAAAAGTATTTGAGCGTATAGATCAAGTTAAAAAAGAAATCCACAGTTTACAAAGTCCTAATTTTTATAAGACATTTGCAGAATCTTGGACTGACAAAGAAGATCAACTAATTCCAGAAGATGTTGTTAACGATTGGATTGATCGTTTAACTATTCGTAGTTTCAATGAAGAATTAAAGAATGTATTCCCATACATTTATAAACTAGTCGGTGAAGAAGTTAATGTTGTTAAAGAACTAACAGCAGAAGATTTACTAAACGATGGATACAATCCAAATAGCGTAGATGCTGAACACCGTCGCAGCCTAGATCAATCGCATCATAATCATCTAAAATCAAAAGCAGAAGGCCCAGATGCATCTGATAGAGACAGAGAACGTTATCAAAACTATTTAGATAAAAAAGAACGTATGCGTAATGACTACGATGATCGTATGGAGAGAGAAAGTCTTAACATTGAAGATGCATTTGAGTCATTCTTAAATGGTATTGTTGGTGAAGAAAGTGCATTACTTAATGTAGAAGACAGTCAAGAAGAAGCTATTAAAAAATTAAACGATCTAGTAAGTAATGAGATGCCAATCGGAACTGACGGTACTAATGCCATCCAAAGTTTAAAAGGTATTATTGATGATAAAGAACTAGCAGATGCCTTTAGAGAATTAGGTCAAGTTAATCCCGAAATGGATGCAAGAGAAATCTTAAAAGGTTATTTACAAAAACGTGACGAAGAAAACGGCACGGACATTGCTAGCAAGATTAATTTTAATTCTACTACACCTGCTCCTACTGTTGCTCCAGAAGCACCTGCAGCACCTGTTGCTCCAGAAGCACCGGCTGCGCCAGCTCCAGTGGCAGAAGAAAAAGAAGATCCTCCGTTTGACGGTCCTTACAAAAAGCCAGGCGACAACAAGGATCAATTTGGTAATGTTGTTAAGAATCCTGCTCGTCACGCTGCTAAGAAAGGTATGGCTGCTGCCATTGCCAAAGCAAAGAAAGCTGGTGCTACTGCAGAAACTATGGTTAACTTTGGATCAGGCGAAATGAGCCTAGGCGAAGCTATTACTAAAGCCGGAATGGATATTGAAGAGTTTTTTGAAGGCGCTGGCAAGCAAAACGAAGTAGTTGAGTTTGTTAAATCAATGTATGATGAAACAACTGGACGATTCCCTAAAGGTGAAACTGGAGTAATGATTGCTGTTGAAAAAGAATTTGGCGAAGATGCTGCTCGAATAGCACACGGAGTTATTAGTGAACTATCACAAATATACGAGTCAAAAAGATTACGTCAATTAGCCGGCGTTGGTGAAGGCGCAAAGTGGCGCGACCCTGAATATAAAGACAAACTATACCGCCAAAATGATCATGGGGGAAAAGTTCCAATGGGCGACAAGAACACACTGGCAGATTTGATTTCAGGTAGCGGTGACCAATTACGATATCGAACTTCCAACACAGATGGAAGATATGGAGATATCACAGTGGCATCAAAGGGCAAACGAAAAGGAATGCTCACAAAGAATACGATAGCTGATCTAAAAGGTGATATCGAAAGCAGCAAAGGAAAGCATCACGAGCCTAACTTGCCAGAATCTTCTGAATTGGCTGCGATGTTGAAAATTGCTGGGTTGAAATAACTCGTATTTAGGTAATATTGGTATAAATAAAAGCGCACCTGGTGCGCTTTTATTATGACCGAAATATGAAAAATATTAACTATAGAAAAATTTATGAAGAGGCTGTCGGACCGATACCTGTTGACGATGAAGGTCGAACATACGATATACATCACAAAGACGGAGACCGCTCAAACAATCATCCATCGAATCTTGTAGCATTATCAATCAAAGATCACTATGATATACACTTTGCGCAAGGTGACTATGGAGCTTGTTCAAAAATAAAACGAACGATGAAATTAACACCTCAAGAAGTTTCGGCACTAGCTACTATGGGCAATCTTAAAAGAGTTAGGAACGGAACTCATAATTTTCTAGGAGGTAAGATTGCCAAAGAGTCGCAACAAAAAAGAGTGGCAGAAGGTAAACACCATTGGCTTAGCGGTGAATTGCAACGGGTAAGCACCGCTAAAAGATTAGCAGAAGGTACACATCCTTTTCAATTTGAATGGACATGTGAGTATTGTGGTATTACAGGAAAAAACAAAGCTATGTATAATCGTTGGCATGGGAACAACTGCAAAACGAACAAATAACTCAAGAAATATATAAGATTTCTCTTGTAATGATAAATAAATTCGTATACAATAACATGTATGCACTTTTTTACTTTACAATGGTGTAAAGTAGATATAGGCAAACTAGCAGAAATGCAAAATAAACTTAGGCTAACAATAGGAGATAATCATGGCATCATTAGCTGAAATCAGAGCAAAGCTCAAAGAGCAAGAAGGTAATTCGAAAGGTGGCGGTGAACGTACCGGTGGAGACAATTCCATTTACCCTTTCTGGAACTTGAAAGAAGGTTCCGAATCAACAGTCCGTTTTTTACCTGACGGAAATCCTGACAATACATTTTTCTGGGTCGAGAGGGCAATGATTAAACTGCCATTCGCTGGAGTAAAGGGTTCTACTGACAGTAAACCAGTGACTGTTAACGTTCCTTGTATGGAAATGTACGGAGAGACATGTCCAATCTTGTCCGAAGTACGTGGTTGGTTCAAAGATCCAGCACTAGAAGATATGGGTCGCAAGTACTGGAAGAAACGTAGTTATATCTTCCAAGGATACGTTGTTGAAGACGGTCTTAAAGAAGAAAATCGTCCAGAAAATGCAAACCGTCGTTTCATTATCGGCCCACAGATTTTCCAACTTATTCGTGGCGCATTGCTTGATCCAGAAATGGATGACTTGCCAACTGACGCAGTTAACGGAGTTGACTTCAAGTTGATCAAGACTTCAAAAGGTGGTTATGCTGACTATTCTACTAGCAAATGGAGCCGTCGTACCCGCCCATTAGATACAGCAGAAGTTGCTAACTTGGAAACACATGGCTTGTTTAATCTTAAAGATTACTTGCCTAAGAA